TTAAATATGCTTATGCTTTAGTAGACAAAGGTTATGACTTAGATGTAATTAAGTCTGCTATTAATGAGTTTAACAGTAAATTACCTAAACCATTACCTGTATCTGAATTAGATACAACAGTGATGGTTAGTGTACATCGTAAATATATGGAGAAACGTGGATGAGTAACAACTCAAGTACACAAGAAGAAGACGATATCCAGAATGATCATCTAGTATTAATTAGTGGTGCTTCTGCAACAGGTAAAAGTGCATGTCTTATGGGTCTTAAAGATCCAGAAGGTGTAATGTACTTGAACTGTGAATCTAAGAAATTACCCTTCAAAAGTAAATTCAATGAGTATAGAATTACAGATCCTTTGGAGATAATCCAAGGATTTGAAGCTGCTGAGCAGATGCCTCATATTCATACTATTGTAGTAGATACTTTGACATTCTTAATGGATATGTTTGAATCTACTTATGTCACTAATAGTTCAAATACTATGAAAGGATGGAGTGATTATGCACAGTTTCTGAGAAATCTTATGCTTCAAACTGTAGCTAAGTCTACTAAGAATGTTATCTTCTTAGCACATACACGTCAGATTATGAACGAATCTGAAATGGTATTAGAAACTAAAGTACCTATCAAAGGTTCATTAGCTAATGCTGGTGTAGAAGCTTTCTTTTCTACTGTAATTAGTACTAAAAAAGTACCTTTAAAGCAGTTAAAAGCTACTAACCCTTTATTGGAGATTACTCCAGAAGAAGAAGCTTTAGGGTTTAAGTATGTATTCCAAACACGCTTAACCAAAGAAACTGTAAATGAACGTATTCGTAGTCCTCTAAAAATGTGGTCTACTGATGAAACATTTATTGATAATAATCTGCAACATGTTATTGATCGTTTACATGAATATTACGATTAATTACTTCAAACTTTAACAAATTAAAACCTATCAATTTATATAAGGAATTCCGCTATGTCATTATTAGCTAATTTGAAACGTACTGCAAACATCGAAGCTGCAACTGACTATCCTATGAATGCACGTCCTAAGATGTCTCCAGGTCTACATAATATGACTATTGAGATGGCCTACTTAGGCGAATCTTCTGGAGGTTCTATCTCAGTAACATTGAAGTTAGTAGCAGCAACAGGTGCTACATTGGATACTACATTGTATATCACTTCAGTCCGTGAAAAAGGTCAGAAACATTACTTTATTGATAAACAGACAGGTGCTCAAAAGTATCTACCTAGTTTTACTGTTGTAAATGATATGGCTCGTTTAACTGCTGATCAAGAGTTGTTTGAACTAGAACCAGAAGAAAAAACAGTTATGGTCTACAATTATGATTTGAAAAAAGATGTACCTACTACTAAACAAGTTCTTACTGAGTTAATCGGTAAAGAAATTACTGTGGGTGTTGTAGGTGTTTTGAAAGATCAATTTAAAGATCCTACAAAATTCTATACATCTTTCGAGATCGATAAAGTATTCCATACAGAAACAGGCTGTACTGTAGTAGAGTTAGAATCTGGTTTAACAGAAGGTGTTTATATTAAGTCTTGGGCTGAACGTAATACACCTACCGAAGAAAACTCTAATTTAGGTATTCGTGATAAACGCGAAAAGTCTAAAGAAGGCGCAAAAACTCTTACAGGCAATTCTACTACTACTGCTCCTTCATCTGCACCTTTTTCAGGCGGAACTCCTATTAGTAGTAAGTTCGGCAAAAAAGTATAACTAATACAGTATTAGTGCTAGATATAATATTCCCTGTTCGCAGGGAGTATTAGTCTTTATTTAATTTGGGACTGTAATTCAAAGGTTAGAATAGGCGACTCATAATCGTTCAATCAGGGTTCAAGTCCCTGCAGTCCCCCCATACAAAGGAAATCTAAATGTATATCACAACTCATATTGGACTAAAGAGTGTTAAAGCTACACCTATGACGCGTGGAGAATATAATGATTATCGAGGATGGTTATTACCTTCAAACGAATCTCGTGAGGAAGAGGGTTATTTAATCGAGTATGAACCTCGACTTGGAGAAGAATCTAATGTTAAAGGTCATGAAGGTTATGTAACTTGGACACCAAAACATGTATTCGATGACGCATATCATGATGTAAACGATGCATTACCTTTTGGATTAGCATTAGAACTAGCAAAACAAGGCTTCTCTATTGCACGTAAAGGTTGGAATGGTAGAGGCTTAAAGGTTTCTGTGAAACAACCTCTAGAAGGCTCAGATATGACTTTGCCTTACATGTATCTACACTATCCAGCTATTCCTGCAAGTGATAATGCTCCCAGCTCTCACATTAGTGCACGAGTGCCTTGGTTAGCATCACAAACAGATATTTTAAGCTCTGATTGGTTTATAGTAAAAGAAGATAAGGAAAGTTAAATGGACAATCAACATCGCCTAATTAAAGGCTATCGTGAGCTAAGCCAAGAAGAAATTGATTTAATGAACGATATCAAACAAACTGGACAAGTACTTGAAGATCTAATACAACGTCTGTTAGATACAGATTCAACAGATAAACGTTGGGTAAATATTGGGCGTACAGACTGTCAAACTGGCATTATGGCACTCGTACGTAGTGTTGCTAAACCAACCTCTTTTTAGTTATCAAAAGGATACACATATGAACAACTTTAATTCCTTGGTGAGAACCAATGATTGAGATAACTACTAAATCAAATTATGCTGTAGATATTGTAAAAATTCATACAAGCTTAACACCAAGTAAAAATACAGCTATAGCTGCTGTATTACTTAATACGGGTTTCGAGATGATAGGTTCAGCTCAGTTTGGCCTAGATATCGTAGAACCTACTGAAGAAGCTTATAAAGCTTTACATGTAGCGGCAGTTATGGATGCTATTGATAATATTATTGATATAGATTCGCAACCTAAAACTGTTCGTGAATTATTTTATGATTTGTATTTTATATGATTAACTTAGTACTTCCTGTTTACTATCGAGAAACATTCAAGACTAAGCCAAGTAAAGTTTTTTTAGTAGGTATGAATGTATATAGAAATATCCACTTTCATCTCAAGAACAAAATAAAAGCTCATTTTGAATGGTTAATTCTAGATCAGCTAATGAAAACTGATCCGCCTAAAATTTTAGGTAAATACGAAATTACGTATACATACTATTATAAGAGTAGTGTCAGTGATCTCATGAACATAGTTAGTCTAACTAGTAAGTTTACTAATGATGCTTTACAGACTTATGGTGCAGTTGTAAATGATAATGTCCAGTATTGCGTAAAAGAATCTGCAATAGTAGGCGGACAAGATAAGTTAGATCCAAGAGTAGAGATCAAGATTACCCCATATACTGAGGTGTAATTATGATTAAAGCAGTATTGTGGTTTATAGGTATACTGCTTACGTTCCTAATAGTAGGTATAGTAGTATTCTTCATAAACCCTATATTGTGGGTCATTTCATCTGCTTCAATAGCATTTGTAATTGCCTATGATATAGCAAATAAGGATAGTGACGAATAATCACTATCCTATCAATAATATTACTTAGGAATCATAAGTTTAAACAAATCCAGATATATCTCTAAACCACTAGGTGTAACACCAGTTTCAACTATATCTAAAGGATTAAGGTGCATCATAACGCCTAAGTCTTTAACAAACATAGAAGAATCTTGTATTACACTTAAATCTAGTAATGCATAGTTAGCAGTTAATGCTAATGCAGTACTTAGTGATCTCTCTTTAACTTGTTTTCTGATTACTTTTTGGATACCAATAAAGTATTTTGTAAACATAAACAAACCAATAGAGTTAGCAAAGTCTAAGCTCTTTGGATCAGGCAGATCATATTGGATAAACGCTTCAGCTACGAAATTCATAATATCTGATTTAGATAATTGCTTATCTTTAGGCAGTTTACTATTCTCAGCTACAGTGTGTTTATGCAGTACATATCTACCAATAAAGTCACTATATTTCACAGTATTGTTTAAAAGCTTAAACATACTAGTATTAGGGTTCATCATTAGATGATCTACTACAGCACTTGCATAAGGTATTTTATTAAGCTTATCTATACCTGCACTTGCTAAAGCACTTTTATCACTAATAAATGCAGCAGCCATCTTAGGAAGACTTAGTAATGGATCTGTTAAATTATTAGCACCTACGTCTTCTGTAATAGATTGGAAGAAGCCTTCTTTAACTAAGTCTCTGATAGGAGATTTATCTAACACATTGTTTAACATAGCAATTCTACGTTCAGCAGATGTTTTAGCTGGACCCGTCATGCTAGGTAGTTTAGCTTTTAGTGTTAACATTTCTGCTCTTATATCTAAGAATTTCTTAAGCTCTAAAGCGCCTTCTCTGTAGCCATTGTAGATGTCTTTTAAAGGTACACCTTGGATAGCTAAGTAAATGGTATTAGATGTTAAGTTAGCTCCTACTACTTTAGGCATACGAATAACAATCTTGTTCTTAGTTAAAGATACAAAGTCTTGCCAAGTTCTAGTAATTAAGTTACTGAAGTATGTAACGGGTACTTTAGGCATCTTAGCTTGCATAAATTTAACAATAGGTGAATTACCTACTAAGTATTTTTCAAAACCAAGAGCTAAAGGTACAGAGCCTTTTGGTACAGGGATACCTGGTCTACCGAAAGTACTTTCTATTTCTGCTTTAGTTTGAGCAGGTAAACTCTTATATAGATCACCATATTCTTCATGGTTATCATCTATCCACTCAAACTTATCAGCATTAGTAGCCTTTTCAACATCCCATTGACGTTTAGCTACTTCTATCATCTTAGCGTTATGGTCAGGAGTTAACTGTTTATTTAGTTTACTTCCGTACATTCTACCTAATGCTTCTGATGCACTGTACTTCTTGTTTAAGTGCTTAACTCTATTAGCTTCAGAAATATTAATTACATAGTCAATGATTTCACCATTATTATTCAGAATAGGTACGAAATCACTAGAAGCATTTAAGTTCTTAATACGCTTTTCTATTTCTTTTGGATCAGTAATACCAGCATCTCTAAGCATTTCAGAATAAGAAGTACCTTTACGCTTGTTAGACATTAAACTGAATACACCTGACTGTACTTGAGCTTTCATAACATTAGCTCGTACATACATACTAAGACTACTACCTGTAATAGGATCTTGTACGTTTAATTCTGTAGTATTCCATCCATCTGCTTTAAGTTCTTTAGCATCACTTGTACGCATAAAAGCGTACTCTTTAGTATGATCAATGTCTTCTCTAGTGTATCCTTTGATCATTTGCAGTTCAGAACCGTAGAAAAGAGTTTCTTTAGTATCTTGTACATAGCCTCTATGCAACTCTAAAAGGTTATTTAGACCTTCTTCTAAACCATCAATACTATCTAGTGTAGTTACATCAACAGAAGCCTTTTGAACAGCTAATGCAGTTATATATGCATCAAGATCAGGTACACTAATTTCAGATTTAGCATGTAAAGCAATTGCTGTAGAGTTTCTTAACTGATTCTTCTGAGAAGTTTTACCTGTAATCATATACTCAGCTAAACCATTAGCTTGACTGACAATAGCAGGAGACAATTTAAGTTTTGCTTCAGTAGCTTTAATAAATTTAGCTAGCTTAGCAGGATCTTTAAGCATACTGATAGTAGCTTTAACGTCATAGTTCAAATGAGCATGTAGAGCCTGGAGATCAGTTCTAAGAACAGTACGTTCTAAGAAGTCATCTTGCTCTTCTGTAAGCTTTGTAAAGCCATTTTTAACACTACCAGTAATAGTCTCTTGAATAGCTTTACGATGCATCTCAATACCTGCTTTAGTAACACGCAAAGCTTTTACCCAAGGTTTAGATAAAGGATCTTCACTAAAGACCTGATGATACAAATGCTTCAATAAACCAGTTTCTTTAAGAACAGTAGCATGGGCTAGAGTACTTAATGCTTGAGTTCTATCTTCATAGGTTAAAATGCTACTAGCAGCTCTTAGAGCCTCTACATCTGTGTAACCCATAGCTGACTTAGCTAAGTTGTAATAAGCCCACTGAGCTAGTTTAAGCTGCTCTGGATCAAGTCTTGTAGATGTAGTAGGTGTAGATACAGGTTTGCTAGATTGTTTAGCATACCAGGCATCATACTTCTCACTAAACTTATCAAAAGTAGTGCTTACTTTCTTATTAGCTGTCTCTACAGCATTATCAATTTTATTTAAGAATGTATCTGAACCAGCTGTAATTTTACTTTTAGCTTCAACTTCAATTAAGTGTTGTGCTAAACTTATTAAAGCATCATGTACATTAGTTGGTTTACGTCCTTCTACAGATTTATCTAATAATTTACCAATAAGATTAAGCACTGCTGTAATCATCTTATCTAAGAAAGAACCTTCTTTAACTAATTTCAGAATAGCTGAAGGAGTTTGGATAGTAGCAGTATCTTTAACTTTCTTCAGAGCATCTCTAAAGTTAGGGTTAGATAAACCAAAAGAAATAAACTCTAGCAGTCCTACATTAGTACCATTAATACTTTTTGGATTATTAAAGATGTAGTCATAAAGAGCTTTAGCTTCTGCAATTTCTTGAGTAGTATTCGTTAAAGTATTGTTAGGCAGGAATACTGTGTAATCCAAAGCATCCTTAGCCATAGTCCAAAGATCTAATAACTCTTTAGACTTAATACCTTCTATCGCAGATGCAGCAGTAGCTACGTGTAAAAATTCGTGTAATAGAATTTCAGTGTTAGACTGAGTAACATTATTCACTGGACTAGCTTGACGAATAATATCAATTTTACGGTTGATAATGTCAGCTGAACCAGTATTTAAAGAACCATTATGTATTTCTACTAATACTGGATTAATAGCAGTAGATACTTTACTGTAAAGCTTACTTAAGAGATCCTGCATCTCTTTTAAGTAGCTAGGATTTACATTCTGGTTATCGTTAGCTGCAACAGTTGTAGCTAATGTAAGGATATCCTCTACATTATTAACTGTATCACTAGAAACCAAAGAAGTAAGCGTAGCTTTATCAGCATTAGGATTCCCAAAGATGATTTCAACATCTTCAGAAGAATCTTCAGAAGAATCAGTTATAGAACTAGGCACTAACATACGTAGATACTCGTGAACCATAACATGATAACTTGGTAGCTTTCTAGGACTAACTTGAGCTTCAATAGCTCCTACACCACCCGCAGTAGGGTATTGGTCTATAACAACTTTATTACTAAATAGTACTGAGTTGTTATTATTAATGTTTTTAGCATACGTACTATATATTTCAGATAGGTCAATATTTTCATCAATATTAGTTTTTGAACGTAATATATCAATCATCTTATCGTGGATTTCACCAAGCTCTTCTTCAGTATAATGACCTAACACTTTATTGTTATCTGAAGTTTTTAAACTAACTTCAAGCCTAGCTAATAAGAATGCTTTATCTACTAATGATGTCATAGAATCTTCTAAAGGATTGTATATCTCCATCAATTCAATAGTAGATTCATTTAAGAATTTGGATACTTGAGCTGCATGTTCACTACCAGTTTTAACAGCATCAAATACATGTAACCCTGTAATACCAGCAGCTTTCATCTTTTGAATAGTTAGAGCCATAATAGCTGCATCTTGTGCATGGGTCATTATTGCAGACGCAGCTACACCAGGATCGCCTACTTCTTTATGCTCAACAGATATATTTCTAGAAGTTACTTCTTTACCAGCTACAGTAGGCTGCATATCTTCAGATATACTACTATAACTATCAGCTGAATGCTTCATGTTAATTGTAGCTCTGTCAGAAGTACCCACAACTTCTAGTGTAAATACAGGAGATCCTACTGTTGGTTTATCATCTTCAAATAGATAAGGTTTATGAGTCTTTAATCCAAAGGGACCATTAAATGATGGTATAAATGGTCTTAGCTGTTTAGCTAGGCTTTCAGCTTGTTCAATTGTCATTTCATTATCATTAGGATTAATACCTAAAGATTCTTTAATAAGCTTCTCAGCTTCTTTGTACATAGCATACTGTGCTTGGAATAACGTAGTAGTTAACTGAGCAACATTACGTTGATTAGACATAATTTCAGATACAGCTGTAGTTAAGGATTCTGCAGTAGGCTGTATTAGCTTATTCTTTAATACATTCTGCTGTTTAGGTGTAAACTTAAAATCAATAGCATTTTCAGGTGTAAGGCTATCTATATTACGCATACCGCCATTTTCAGCAATGTCTGCAACTAAAGCTTGCTTCAAAGATTTTTTGAAAGCATCAAATGCTGTTCTATCACCTTCTTTAGCTAGATCAGCTACAGACATTAGACGATTAGGTATGTGTGTACTAAAAATCTCATCAATAACATTACCTGTGATAGTGTCTTCAGCAGCGTTATATGAAAATACCATTAATGGATTTTTGTTCAGTTCTCTAGCAATCTTAGTAATAACCCCATCGTTACCTACTAAGACTTCACCTAGAAGATTAGAAATAGCTTTTAATTTAGCTTGTGCAACTCCAGGTGTATCATCAGAGAATGCTTTTTTGAGTACTCCAGACATGCCTGCAGCATTAGTCTCGTATACATCATATTCACGATGTACATTCTTCTTAGAAGCCCAATCAGAAAATGATTTAAAAGTGTTATTTAAATATACACCTACTTTACGTAATAGTGTTTCATGCGTTACTAAATCATTGCCAACAGGACTCTGAACTAAAGCTAAGAATACACCATTAGACTTACCATCTACTTCAACTATTAGGGTAGATGTAAATTTGTGTTTAGTTGCTTTACCATCTTTAGGAAAACGTAGAGTAAGGTTAGCTAAATCCATAAGAGTACTTAGATCTTCCACTTTACCTACCATACCTTCAGCAGTGTTAATTGCTTTGTAGAGCTTGCCAATGTCTACAGATGTAGATATAGATGGATCTTTATTTAAAAGCTTTTGTAGGTCATTTAAAGCGTCTTCTGAGAGATTCTTAGCTAGTGTTGTCATGAGTTTTCTCATACTCACACGAGCATCCTCTATAGCAGTAGTATTAGACTTTTCATCTATTAAACCAAGATTAGCAGCTAAAGCATCTTTGTAGTCATTATTTGTAGTAGGAGCTGTGATCAATCTATGTGAATTACTATCTACTAAGAAAATTCTATGGATAGCCTTATCTCCACCTGGATTAATTGTAGAATCTAATCTAATACGATCATTAATATCTACTGCATATTTAGCAAAGAAATCTTCATCTAGTTTAGATGTATCTTGACCAATATCATTATCAATGAAGTCTATGAGTCTTTTAACACTGCGTATATAATCAGTAATTACAGCTTCTTGTTGTACACGCTGCATAGCTTGTACATTTTTATTGACATAATTTTTTATATTTTGTTTAATTGAATCATCATCTAAACCAGTAAGTTTAAAGTTACTTAGACCGCCTAATGATTGGATAATTTGCTGAGTAGCAGCTACTCTAGTAGAAGGTTCTACTAATAGTTTAATAAGGTATGGATTAAACTTAAATGGATTTTTATTTAAGCTATTAGCAGCCTTTGTAATTTGAGTATGTGGAACTTTATTCATATCTCTATCAGTCTTAGCTTTTGGATAAGCAGTAGACTGTAAAGCTTTAGTATCAGTACGTGATTCACCTCTAAAAGCTTCTAAGATATCTTTACCTGAAGGATCTTTTAGATTCTTCATCAACTCTTCCCAAGCAGTCTCATTATCTACATTAAACTTAAAGTATAAGTTTGTAGCTTTACTAGTACTTGGTACTGGACTTTTTGTTGGATTCTTAAAAATCTGTTTAAGATGAGAAACCTCACTATTAGGTACTTCAGAGTAAGTTACTAAACCGAGATTATTTAAATAATTAAGTGCTGCTACACCTAGAGCTGTATGCATAGCATCTCTATCTTTTGCAGAGGATTCTGCAGTAAATTTAATGTTGCTCATTCTAGCAATATCTTTACCAATACTCATTGCAGCAGTGCTAACAGGTAAACCTACTGTTTTTAAGAATGATTCAGCTTTATAGACATAGTCGACAGGTACTTTTGCTAAACTCTTAGCATTAAAAACATGTTCTACTGTACTTAGAGTAATATCGTTAGTACTCTTAAGCATAAATTTAGCATAGTCTAAAGCAGCAACTACTGTATGTGCTGCAACTGTAGGATCTAGCTTATCTTCAACAGCCTTTGTTGCAGGGTTTTTTTCACTAACGCTTAAATGACTAAGAACATTATATTGGTTAGTATATGATCTGCCATTAGAATTAGTAACAACTTTATGTAAAGTAGCCATACCTCCTTTACTTTTAGAGGCTTCTGCTATGGAATTTCTAATAGACTTCATACCGTTAGTTAAAACTTTATAGAGTGCTGATGTAGTATCTTTTGAAATACCTTTAATACGACTTTCAACACTACGGTGAAACGCATCTTCATTAGCTAACACAGAATGCGCATTAGTGCTTACAGAATGTTTACCATCTTCAGCTTTTTCATACTTAGTTTGAATAATACTGCTACTTTCTTTACTAGCATTAGTTACTGTATTGTTGTTAATTGCTTTAGTAGCTTCATTCTTATTCTGTAATGCACTAGCTTTATCCTTAGCAAAACCAATACCAGCAATTGGCTTTGACGGAGTGATCTCTTTAAACTCTTTAATAGGATCAACTTCAGTTTCATCAGTATTAGAGTTAACTACAGCTTCAGTATTAGATACTCCATCGGATACTCCATCTAATTCACTGTCTGCTGTTTGCTTAACTTGAGGTAATGCAACTTCAGATGTATCAGTATTTACTGGTTCAGTAGACATATTAGAGCTTTTAGCAGCCATTGGAACTGCACTAGCTGAGTCAGTACTGCTATCAGCAATTACAGCAGTATTCGCTGAATTAGGGGCTTCTACAGGAGTTTCGGCTGTACTTTGTATACTTTGCTTAGCTTTAGCTTCTTTAATACGAACAGCTATCTCTGTTTGCATACTCTTAATAGCTTGAGTAGTTTCTTTTACGGCATCCACAAAAACTGGTAAGTGATTGCTTGGATTATTCTCAATACCTTTTTGTTTCTTTAACTGAGAGCCTAACCAGTTATTTAATTGGCTCTGGAGATCTTCTAAGCCAGCAACATCATTTTTAGCACTATATACTGCTGCATTACGTGCATAATGGCTCTGTAATCCACGGAATTTAGAACCTTCACCAAATTGAATTTCATCACTAACTTCTTTTAATTTTTTAATTCTATCTGTGTAGTAACTAGCAGGCTGATTATTATTACTATTTGGATTAGCACCTAAAGTTTTAACTTCAGCTTCTAATTGAGCAATACCTTTATCCACAGTATTTACTACTTGTTGGATAGCATCATCTGTAGCTACTACTGTAGGAACAGTATCCTTAGTTACTGAAACAGTACGTAAATCTTTAATAGCTTTAGTATTGTCCTCTTCAGTAGTATTAGCTGTAGGGTTCTCTACACGATGCAAAGCAGCTTCTTGGGCTAACTGTAATGTTTCAGGTGTTAAGTCTTCTTCAGTGACTTTAGAAGCTTCTGCAGCCCTACCTTGCATAGTAGCCACAATATCATCCATGTATTTACCTACAACTTCAGGAGCTACTTTAGACTTCTCTTGAGCATCTTTAATACTGAAATCTAAAAGTCTTTGTAGTTCTTCCTTCTGTTTAGGTGTAGCTGTATCTGATGCTTGTACTGTATCATTTAAATCTTTAAGATTGGTAACAGCACCATTTAAGCTTTGCAACACTTCATTATAGCTATTCATTTTTTCTTTAAGTGTTTTTGGACTATCATTAGTAATTTGATCTTCCATGAAACCTTGCCAATCTGAATGTAGATTATGAAGTTCCTCGATAGGATTAAATCCTTCATGGTCTTCAGGAGCTAATGCACTATACTTAACATCAGGATACTTAGTACCTAACTCATGTAATTCTGGGTCTTTAGTAAATGCAGTAATACGTTCATAGGCATTACCACTGTCTAAGGCTTTTGTATTTAGTCTATCAGCTTGGATTTCTGCAGCTTTATTAACAGCAGCTTCTGTACCTGAACCAGCTAGTTCTAATCCAGCTGTAGCACCCCTAATAGCTCCACCACCTGCTGCACCTTGCATACCTGCAATTTCTGAAGCATATAGTTGTTGAGGTGTTAAATCAGTTAACTGAGAACCATAATCTTTTAATTGGTTTGAGTACTTCTCTGCAGCATATTCACCTGCTGCTGTAATAGGTACATCAGCAACAGCTGCTGCAGGAGCAGGAAGAACTTTACCTACACCTTTAGCAGCTAAACCAGCACCAACTAACTTATCACCAGCAAAGTCTACAGCACCGCCTGTAGCACCTAATGCTTGAGCTTCAGCTAACTCTAGGCTAGTAGCATCTGGATTATTTTTAAGTAAATTAGCCCTAGTCTGTGCAGCACCTTCAGCAATTAAACTAGTAGCAGTAGTATAAGGAGCAACACCTGCTGCAACGACACTAGGGACTGCTTGAGCAAATTCATTAGCTAAGACAGTACCAGGTTCTTCCATAATAGCTTTAGTAAGGCCTACAGCAGAAGAGGACGTACCAGGATCATAACCATCAGCAATAGCCGCATCTTTGGCTGCTTGGATACGTTGTTGTTCTACAGTGTAGTCTTTCTCAGGGTTAGTTGAGCTAAGTTCAGCTAATAGTCCTAGACCTTTTAGTGCTGTAGCAACATCTCTACCAGGCTTACCTATAGCATCCCAAGCAGCAGTACCATGAATATTATCTAGAAGTTCAGTAGCTTTCGCTTGAGCTTTTGCTACTGGTTGAGCTATATACTCATCAGCTAGCTGAGCAGACTTTCCGTAAGACTCTGCAGCTTTAGTTAAAGCTTGCCCTAGAAAGTTATCTCTACCTACTACATCAGCAGTTTTATTAATACCTCTTTGGCTCATAGCTAAAAGCCCTGAAGGGACTTCCGCTAAGTGCATATCTTGTAAATTCTGGGGAGTATTTAATAGGGTGTTCTCTAGACTACCTGTAGCCTTATTAGCATACTCTAGAGGTGTTGCTTCAAGTTTCTGAGATGGTTTAATACCAGCAGCTTCTTTAGCAGCTAGAGCATCACTAAGGGTAGTTAACTTCTCTTGTAACAATCTAGCTTCTTGATTACTACTACTTGAACCATCTAAATTACCTGTAGCAAACATAACACACCTTTATACTGAATATCTAATCTAACTACTATATCATTTAAGTACGCAAAAATCACTATTGAGCTTGTTTAGCACCAAATCTAGTAGCAAATTGATTAGCGTTATTAATAGTAGTCTGTCCAGGTGGAGTAACGCTTGGAGCACCATTCTTAAGATCAATAATACCTTGTAAAGCTTTTTGTAATTCATCATCACTAGCAGTACCGCCACCTGATTTTAAGTCATGAGTATCCCTAATAGGATTCCACTTAATATACTTACTTAGTTTAGTTGCTTCTAGTGGTGTAATAATATTTTGACTTACTAAAGTTGGTATTAAAGCCTTTTTTACATAATCTGAAGAAGTATTATCTAAGAGCATAGAATCCTTAGTTACTCCATTAGCAACGGCTGTATCCCTAAGAGTTCGCATAAAATGCTCATTTGCAATGCTACTTAAACCAGAATTTCTAAATGCTTCTGCAGTAGTTTTAAGGGCTGCACCTACACCTCTAGCTGTATCATCTGTATTAAGACCTTCAGTAAGTCTACTCATGACTTCAGGTGTAGCATCGTTTCTTTGTTGTGCTTTAAGCTCAATATCTGCAGTTCTATTCGCAGCATTACGTGCAGCATTCTTAGCTGCAGCTTCTTCATTAATTTTACGAGTAAATTCTGAAGGTGTATCAGCTGTAGTAGTACTAACAAGAGCTGCATTAGTTTTAGGATCTTTTAAAACAGTATTAGCTGTTTGTTCAAGTCCAGCTTTAATAGCTTTAGCTTCTGGAGAATTAATATCTGTAATATTGTAAACAGCCTTAAAAGCTTCATCATCAATTGCAGGAACCATAGTATTAGTTTTACTATCGTATTTAAATCCAACAACCTGACTAGCACCTGGAGAAACTGCATCGATTTTAGATAAAATAGTACTCTTAATATCTGCAGATTGAGCCTTAGAATTATTAGCTGCAGTAGCAGCATCCGTAGGAGTAGGTGCAGTATACATAGTATTAGGTAGTTGTTTATTAGCTACAAGTGCTCTGACTAAAGGATCTTGGATACTTGCTAATTCTTGCTGTGTATAAGCAGCTTTAGCTTGACCTGCTTTAGCCTTACTAGCATCTACTACAGTTTGGAAATCATTTACATTCATTCCTAAGCTTGTTGCAAGATCTCTAGCTTTATCTGGATATGCAATAGCTTGTTGGATAGCTGATGCAGGAATAGATTTATCTACACCATCTAGATTAGGTACTGTAACAGCACTTCCAGATGTGTAAGCTGATTTATCAGCAGCATCTACAGAAGCAAATGCTCTATCCCATGCAGCGTTATCTTGGAAGTTTTGGTCCGTAATAGCCCTTTTACCTACTAAGTCAGCAGTAGTACTAATACCATCATTTGTAACACCTGCATTAAATATAGCGTTGTTCTGCCTTCTAACTTCTGCCGCATCTCGCATACGTTGTGATCTTTCTGCAGATTCGCCAGCTAACCTCGCTTGGTCATATTTTAGTTTTTGTTCTTCAAGAAGTCGTCTAGCTGCAGCATCTTGTCTACCAGCTGCGTAATCTTGATGCCATTGATCTTCTTTAGTAGCAGCATCATGTAGTTTCATACTGACATCTTCACGATGATCAAATCTACCTTGCATATCATTGTTAATACTATCATACTGTTGATTAAGCAGTTTCAAGTCAATAGGAGTAGCATCTTTATCGGCAGTGTACTGATTAAGCATTGCACTTAATTGTGCAGGAGCAGTACTAGCTTGTGAAGCTCTTAAGTTAGCAGCATCAGCAGCATCAAATGTAGCTATACCTGGGTCTGAATAAGCAGCCTGTACTTGCTCATTTCTATTAACACCTTCTTGAGCTGCTTGCTTAAGATTAGCTATAGCTCCATAAGTATTATCTTCCTTTTGCTTAGCTGCTTCTTGCTTAAAGACATCAATAACACTGTTTAGTCCTTGGCTAAACAAGCTATTGGCAAGGTACATACCTCTAGAGTCTAACTCAGGTGCTTTAACTTGTGTAAATGTTGGTATATACGCTGCCATACACTTATTCCTTAAACTTTTGCATTACTTAAAGCATGTTGCTGTTTATATTGTTCAGTAAATGCCTTTAAAGCGTCACCAGTTAAACCTTGAGTACCGCCTCTTAAGTATCCTTGAATATCATTAGTAGTATCAGCAATACGTCTTTGATTGTCTAAACCAATATTAGTAGAAGCTTTACTTGTATTATATTGATCTTTCATTAGATTCATATAATCTTGACCATTCATAGCAGTCATTATACCGCCAATCATAGAACCAAACTTAGAAAGACCTTCTAATCCTCCTAAATTTTTAAATAAATCTCCTAAACCAAAGTTAGAACCTGGAGGAGGATTGACAGCATTAGTCTCGAAACTTGGTAAATTACTACCATTAACATTAAAATTTAATGAAGGATTTGTTGGAGCGTCCATACTAGTTGGAGTGTACATGTTAGTTGGAGTATTATTTTGATCAAAATTATTAAGACCAAAACCATTATTACCGTATTTAAAAAGATCCACAGCCATATAATATTCCTCTATGATATATTGTTTAAATTTAACTTACTATTGTAATAGTATGTTGGATTTGTTGATACTTCTGCTAAATCCGTATTTAAAGTTCTAGTGTAGAACATGTCAACTGTTTCTGTTGGTTTAATTTTATTTCTTAGTAAAACACTATCTCTATAATCTTCTCTAACTAAATCCGTAAGTTGAGGTAATGCTTCTAATTCTGCAGCATTTTCTTCATACTCTTCTCTGAGTTTATCAAGTTCAGCAGAGTATTCTTCACTTTCTTTTTTAATCTTTGCCTGTAAGCCTTCATTATAAACATCTATAACTGCTTGCGAATATTTTAACATGTTATCAATTAAACTACGATCATTAAGTATATCTTCTATACTATTACTACCAGAAAAACTATAATCATTGAGGTAATACATAGTAAGTGCAGTAGCAACTATTTGTAAAAGGTCATTTCCAGGGAATATTCTGAGAGCAAGTTCTTTCACTGCTAATATAACAACTACATTTATTGCGAAATTTGCTACAAAAGCAGTCATACTGTAGACAGCCGAAGTAGTAACTAGTCCTTCTGCAGTTGTAACTTCTACAGTACCTACAAGGGCCATAGATGACCCCATAGTAATTACAGCTAGTACTACCATAACAACTTGAAGAAATGCAGCATGTTCTTGTGCCCAAGTTAGGGCAGTAACTTGAGCAGACATCAGTACTAAAAATCCAGACTCTCTACTTATATCTATTCTATCTAAGGGACCTAAATTTAGATAAGGTGTTCTCAATAAAGGTAAAATAATTGGATCTGTACTATCTGTAGCAACTGTTACAGGAGAATTGAACGTAAACATTCCTATTTCTGTACCATGATAAGATGTATCTGTAGCTACATAAGTTTGTAAAGTGAGGCTCTCAATAAATATGTATAGATAACTTGATTCGTCTATGTACCTATTTATAGTTATATTATATTTACCAACGTCATCAGTACGAACTATATCAACAGTAGGACTAGTACGTAAATTTTGTAAGAATGCTGAATCGGAAGTATTAATAATAGATTTTGTAGCATTTTTTAACGTAAGAAATAGATTTATACTAGATTCTGAAACTTTGATATAAGGGTTTATATATGTAATAACTTCTTGAGTACTGACAGTACCGCCTTCCCCACCTTCTACAACAGTTTGTACATAGGAAATCTCTTCTACAGGTTGAGTACTGCCATAAGCCAGTATTGAATCAAAGAACCCTGCAATATACTTTTTAGCTATTGCTGTACCTGAGAATAGATCTACACCTAGGATTACACCAGCAGCTTTTACATCTGGGCTGTCAATACCTAATACACTTTTCTTTAAGGAATCAAAGTCAACTCCATATAGTTTACTTAGTTTTTCTGTACTATTGTACTCATCTGAATTTTCTGCAGCATACCCGCCTTCTCTTTTTATAATAATAATAGGGTAACCTACTATATTACTTCCAAAGAATCCAAGAGATTCTATAGTAGGTAGTCGATAGTAGTAGTAACCTAATTGAGTAGGAGGATCAAATGTAGGTTTAGACGTAGCATTAATTTGAGCATCTGCTTGTGCTAAAGTATCTAGTGCATTTTGCTTTTGATTAACAATACCATTACTAGTTTGAATAGTAGGGAATTTAGTATCCGCATCAGAAGCATTTACAGCCCTTAATAAATTGCTATAACCTACATAAGTTACTGATGGGTTATCTACAGATTTTACTACAGTGAATGTTACAGAAACTTTAATATCATCTACTAAACTAGTATACTGAATAATATTTTGAGAATACTGATCTCTTGCTGCTACATAAGCTGCAGAATATGCATAAGTTTCGCTTGATTGCTGACTAATTGCATATTCATAAGCTTTTTCAATATTACGTGAAGGAGATTTTTGAATTGTATTCATTAAATCATCTATAGGATTTCTATCACCAAGTAAAGCTGATACTGCTGTCTGTTTTATTATAGGCATATTTAGTTTTATTGAATAAAGTCTACTGAAACTTGCAGCTGCAGTTACAATTTCAGAACCTCTAAATACGTTATCTAAAACATCTTTAATACCTAATGCTTTGGAAATACTTGTAATAGCATTTCCTAAAGCATCTATAATTGCACTCATATCAACTACTCAGATTATCTATGTATAATTAATAAGGTAATATATTTCTAGCACTGTTATATTGGCTTGTAAGGTCAAGATCACCAATATCAGTAGCATTACCTAGAGACATACGCATACTTAGTATATCAGCAATTATTTTAGCTGAATCAACCTTGGCTTTATCAGCAAAACCTTTTGCTTGAGCACTATAGAGTAAGATTTGTTGATCAGCTACTGCTGTAGTTTTGTACTCACTTGCTGTTTTTGCATCTAATAAACTAGCCTGTTTAGGAAGTAATAAAGATACTTCAGTATTTGTCTTACTCACTTCAGCTGCAACTTGCTGTACTTGAGCCTCTTTAAGTGTGATATTCGTATCTATCTCTGTAGCTTGTTTATCTAATATAGTACCTTGCTTAGGTAATAAACCTGTTTCAGCATCTATTTTAATAATTTCAGAGGTTACTTTAGATACTTGTTTATCTACTAGAGTTCCTTGTTTAAATGCAGTTAATGCTTCAGTATATGTTTTGGCAGTTTCAGCTGCTACTTGAGATTTCTGCGCACCTTTTAATTCAATACTGCTACTTATCTCCAATACTTGCTCGTCTAATAAGCTACCTTGTTTAGCTACGTTTAGAGTTTCAGCTATTGTTTTATCAGCTTCAGTTTGTAACGCTGTTACCTTAGCCACACTTTCATTTAATTGTGAAGGCATTAAGTGGTCAACTGTGTATGTTTCGCCTCGGAGTTTCTCAGCTAAGATGGCTACCTCAGCAGTTGTCTTACTAATTTCAGAATTTATTTGAGATATTTGAGTATCTTTTAATGCGATATTTTTATCCAATTCTGAAGCTTGTTTATCTAGAATAGTACCTTGTTTAGGTACATTTAGCGTCTCAGCAGCAATTTTAGTAATTTCAGTATTAATCTGAGTTACTTGGGTATCTATTAGAGTTCCTTGCTTAGCTACGTTTGCTGTTTCAGCAGAAATTCTAGCTGTTTCAGCAGTAAATTGAGCTACTTTAGCTACGCTTTCACTCAATTGAGCAGGCATTAAATAATTTACTGTATAAGTTTCCCCAGCAAGCTTCTCAGTTAAAATGGCTGTATCAGCCGCTATTTTACTTATCTCAGCATTTATCTGCGATACTTGAGCACCTTTTAACACAATATTCTCAGCTACTTCCGAAACTTGTGCATCTAATAAAGCACCCTGTTTAGGTACATTCGCTGTTTCAGCAACTGTTTTAGCAATTTCAGCACCTATTTGAGATATTTGAGATGCTTTTAATTCAATAGTTTTACCTATTTCTGATACTTGTGCATCCAATAAGTTACCTTGCTTAGCAACAATTAAT